GCTGTTTCTTACAACCGCGACGATGGTAGAATCTACGTACTTGACTGCGTCAATATGGCAGACCCTACTCCGCAAAAGGAGAACGCTCTGATTCGTGAGTGGGTCGAAAGATACCACCCTCAAGAGTTTCGTGTAGAAATCAACGCACACCAGAAGTACTACGCAATGGACACTGACCTGCGTAACTACCTGGCTACCTACGGCTGCCAGTTAAACTCACACTTTACTGGTAAGAACAAGTGGGACACATCTTTTGGTGTAGCATCTATGGCTAGCCTCTTTGGTACTATCCATGATGGTCGCTACCAAGACAACGGTCTAATCGAACTACCAAGCAACGAAGGCTCAGAGGGACTCAAGTCTCTTGTACAGCAGCTCATTACTTGGAAGCCAGATACTAAGAACCCAACTGACTGTGTGATGGCTTTATGGTTTGCTGTCATTCGCATACGCGAATTGATGCAACAGTCTTCACAGGTTGGTCAGTACCAAACAAATCGCTGGGCAACCAGAGCACAAAAACAAAGTAGGATGTCACTGAACTTAGACGAAGCATTCGCTGAGCAATGGCAAGAAACTTATAGTTAGGATATATAATGGCCGCAAAAAGAAAAGCACCAGCAGATAAATATGTTGACCCATTGTACAGTCGCAATAGTGGTAATCCCCCTATCCCGTCTACGCCATCATCACCAGCAAAAATGCCTACTCGCACATGGGGTGCTGGCGACCCAAACTATACAGAAACTATGAAGGCTGGCAAAAGATACACCAAGCCATACCCTCCAAAGAAAAAATAATTTTTTAACTTACAGTTAGGATAACAGATGGCAAAGTCAGCAGATGAAGCAAGAGCAAGTGCTTCTAAAAAGAAATCAACCTACGGTGGTTCTCCAAAAGATACATCAGTTAACTTTGGGACAAACAAGTTTAATCTGACAACTGCTCAGAAAAATGAACTTAACCGAATTGCACGAAAGATTGACAAAGAAGGAATCTCTCGTGTCACACTACGTGGGCACGCTGATTCTCGTGGTGGAGTTGATAACATGACTTTATCAAAGAATCGTGCTAAAGCTACAGCAGAATATCTAAAATCAAAAGTAAAGAACTCTGATGTAAAGTTTACTGTTACAGCAGCAAGCACTAAAGAACCAGTTGCTTCTAATAAAACAGTCAAGGGAATGTCAGCTAATCGAAGAGTAGATATTGTTCTTCCGACTAAACCAAAATCTATGAAAATGGACAAGCCTTCAAACAAGCCAACTGGTTCAGGTGCGTCAGCATTTACTGGCGGAGCCCTCGGCGGCGGCGGCGGAAATCTTGGAAGAAGATAATTTTTTTAAAACTACGTTAGGATAACAATGGCATTATCAATGGAACAAGTTGCGGCAAGAGTCGAGAACCTTCGCTTCCGCAACGCTGAACGCGACGGGCGCAACCTCGACGTTCTTGCAGTTCGCAAGGGACAGATTGCATCTGTATATCCTGACTTCTTTCCAGATGGCGTAGATGCTAACGTAGTTGCTAACTTTATCGACATTGTCGCACGCGACTTGTCTGAGGTTATGGCACCACTGCCTGCGGTTAACTGCTCAGCTGCCAACTCTGTTTCAGATAGAGCACGTCAATTTGCTGACAAGCGTACACGTATTGCTTCTAATTATTTTGCTCATGCTGACCTAGCAGTACAGATGTACCAAGGTGCAGACTGGTACCTAACATATGGTTTCCTCCCATTCTTTATTGAATTGGATGAGGAAGCAAAGTTGCCGCGCATCCGCCTAGAAAACCCTGTGGGTGCTTACCCAGAATTCGACCGCTACGGACGCTGCATTGCCTTTGCAAAACGCTACATGATGTCTCTAGCAGAACTAGTCGCATTGTTCCCTGAGTATGAATACTCCTTGTTAGGTGGCGCAAGCTACAAGCAAGACTTGAATGCTCAAGTTGAAATGATTCGCTACTTTGATAAAGACCAATCAATTATCTACATTCCTACAAAGGATAACTTAGTACTATCACGTGCTAAGAATCCATTGGGTAAGATGATGGTTATAGTAGCACGTAAGCCATCCATTGATGATGAACTACGCGGACAGTTCGACGACATCCTAGGTATCCAGTTGCTTCGCAATCGCTTTGCGTTGCTCGCAATGGAAGCTGCAGAGAAATCTGTACAGGCTCCAATTGTACTTCCACAAGATGTACAGGAATTGCAACTCGGTGGTGACGCTGTTATTCGTACAGCTAACCCAGCAGGCGTTCGCCGTGTAGAACTTAATATTCCAGCAGGTGCATTCACTGAACAGAACTTACTTAATGCAGAACTGCGCGTGGGTGCACGTTACCCTGAATCACGTACAGGAAATATCAGCGCATCAGTTGTTACTGGTCAAGGCGTACAGGCTCTTATGGGAGCCTTTGATACACAGGTCAAGTCAGCTCAGGCAATCTTTGCTTCTGCGCTTCGTGATGTAATTAGCATCTGCTTTGAAGTTGATGAATTGATTTTCCCAGAAGAAAAAACTATTCGTGGTGTTGACTCAGGTTCACCATATGAAATTACATATAATCCTAAGAAGGACATCAAGGGCGACTATTCAGCTGATGTTCGTTATGGTATGTTGGCTGGTCTTAACCCAGCACAGGGACTTATCTTTATGCTACAAGCACTTGGTGGTGGACTCATCTCCAAGGATATGGCAATGCGTGAACTACCATTTACAGTTAACGTAACCCAAGAATTAGAAAAGATTGAAATCGAGAATATGCGTCAGTCATTACTCGGTTCCATTACTGCACTCTCTCAAGCGATACCGCAGATGGCTATGCAAGGCCAGGACGCTTCTGAAGTTGTGCGACAGATTGCGGCTGTCATTAAGGCACGCCAAAAGGGACAGGCACTAGAGGACGTCATTGAAGAAGTCTTTACGCCACAGCCGCAACCAGTTCCTCCTGCTGGGGCCCAAGAAGCGGTTGAGCAACCGTCCCCTGTTCCCGCTGGCGCTCCAGCAGGAGGCGCTACACCTGAGATTGCCGCAGCCCCACCAGACATTATGAGCCTGTTATCAGGTATCACGGGTGGTGGAACACCGACAGCAAGCGTTCGTTCAACGCGACGCCTATAAACTAGGAGGGGACAATGACTACGATTATCGGCGTACAGCACGAAGATAAATGTGTAATCGTAACCGATAGTCGCATTGCCGCAGGCGGTAAAGTTTATACACACGAATCTATGGTAAAGGCAGTTGAACGTGGAAGTTATATTATTAGTGGTGCTGGTAACTATCGTGCTTTGCAAGTGGTACTCCATGGGTGGACGCCTCCACTAGTCACAGTCAAGGCTAAAGCAAACTTATACGAGTTTGCAATTAACAAAGTAGTGCCATCAATTAAAGCGGCATTAACTGAAGCAGGCGTAGAGTTTAATAAAACATCAGATGATGACGATGATAAGTTTGAACTAAGTTTGCTTATAGCAATTAATGGAACTATCTTCGAGATAGATTCTGATTTTGCAGTAGGAATGAACAGTACAAATTTTTATGGTATTGGTTCTGGTGGAGATTTTGCAGTTGGTGCACTTCATGCAGGAACTACAATGCTAGATGCAATGCGAATTGCAGCACTTAATAATAACGAGACGGCTCCGCCGTTTCATATCTTTGAGCAATTTACTAAGTAGGAGGAAACATGGCTGTAGAAAAACGTGGAGGTCCAAATGGTGGCCCACAATATAATCAAGCTAATGTTAAGCCTATGGGTGGCAATGGACAGAGCGGACGTATGGACCTAAATTATTCTGGTTTGCCTTATGGACAAAATAAAGCTACTAATGAACAGCGTGCTGCTGCTCCGACTAAAGCTCCATCATTTAATGCTGGTTCGGCTCGCATGGGTGAATTTCGTTCAATGAATCCAGTTACTCCTATTACAGCAGAAACAATGGACCCAAACGACCCAATTACTAATGGCGTCCCAGTTGGCCCTGGTGCAAATTCAATTCCTGGACTTCCTTCTGGTCCAACAGAAGACCCAGATATTAATATGATTCGTGATTACTACCCAATGCTCGAGTTCTGGGCTAGTCAGCCAGGCACCTCACAGGCTACTAAAGACTATGTACAGTACTTAAGGACAATTATTTAATGAATCTTTGGGAGTATATTGGCAAGACGCAGAAGGTATTTAAAGATACCCCTGCTGCGCAAATTACATCACCTAACAGTACTAGAATTCCTTTTAGCACTGCATTCGATATCGCATCTAATCTGCCTCAAAATCCTGGTGGATGGGACAATGATGACCTAGAAAAGGTACGTCAAGTTGCACTTAACACTGTGTCCAAGGCTAACCCAGCACTTGTTGGTGGAACAGTAGGGTTTCTTGTTGGAGGACCATTAGGTGCTGGAATAGGCGCTGGCTCAGGTCTTGCAATTCAGCAGATTGATGAAGCAACTGATGGTGGAGCGACTAAAGTTTTACAAGCAAGCCAAAAAAACTTTCGTTCTAACTATGCATTTTTACGTAGTGTAGCTGATGAAAATGCAGCAATGGGTCTACTTGCAAGCCTTGGCTTTGTAGCAGGAGGAATTGCTGGTGGTCTTGGAGGCTTTGCTCTAGGTGGTCCAGCGGGAGCATTCGTTGGAGCAACAGCTGGAGCAGCTCTTGCGGGTAAAGGTTTACGAGATACTTTTGAAACTGACCTAGGCGCAAATATTTCAAAAACTTTAAACAAGTCTGCAAAGTTTTCTGAGTCAGATGTAGGTCAAGAACGTTATAACCTTGGCCGCGATGTAGTTCATACTGCTGCACAGATTACTGGAAACCAAACTCTTGGTGATACAAGTAAGGGTATCGGAGCTATCTCCTCTGGTCTTGTTAACTTTGTTGCAGAATTAGGTTTAGGCCTAGATGTTGCAGCAGCCAAGGGCGCAGGTCTTGCTGCTAGAGGTACACTTGTAAGACCAATTGTTGAGCCTTTAACACCATTCCAGAAAAAGATTTACGGAAAAGGTGAAGCAGAGCGCGTCGGCGCACGTCTAGCTGCAGATGTCGATTTAATTAAGCGTACAGTTGCTGGTGAGGTTACACCTTACACAGAGGTTTTTAAACTTATTCGTGAAAATGATGCAGCAATAATTGGAAACCGTGCAGGGTTTGACAGTGCAAGTGGAAAACTTGCAGCTTCTCTTATGGCTAGAGAGTCGGATGAGACAATTGGTTTGATACTTCGCGTTGGGCGTGGAGACCCAGACGCAGTAGCTGAACTTGCTGCATTGCGTGCTGATAAATTTGCAGAGTGGACACGTTTGGATGATGCATCGGCCTACGTAAACAACAACGGTTTATTTTCATTGCAATTTAAAGGTCAAACTCTAGTACTTTCTAAGCGTTTTAAAAACAATGTTGCTCTTTTAGATGCAGAAGTTGAAGCATTGAGAAAAGAAGTTGGCTGGCTGGACGATGCTTTAAGCATTCAAGGTGACCTTGCGAATAGAACCGTGTCTAAATGGGCAGTGGTTGAAAAAGTACGCAATGACTTCGCTAAGGAAAACGCTAGCAGAAAACTTTCTCTCGGCGATGATGCTCAAATGGAGACGGGATTAGGTAAAACATACCAGTGGTTCTATCAGAAGAGACCGTTGTCACGT